ACGTGTACCGTCCGAACCTCCTATAAAGGTGTGGACTTGTGCGTCGGTCGTGCCGAAGAGTTGACCGACAGTAATTCTATAACCTATAGGTTGGAAGCCAGCGTTAATTTGCCTTAGCCCCGCAACATCAAAGGTGGTTAGCGCCCTATAATAGCTCATGATTTAATCCATTCGTCATCGCCTTCAAGACGGTAGTATTTTACGCCGTCGATAACCTTGTGTTCTTTTTTGCGTTTCATAGTCCTCCTTAAGTTCTACAGATTAGGTAGCCTTCAAAATATGTTTGATCTAGCGTGCCATTAATAGTACTTGTCGATACCTGGGAGTGATTTGTGTATAATTCTACATAATCGCTAGCAGTTAAACTTAAGAAAGCACTAACATTGGATGTAATGGTATTCGCACCACCCGTATTATTGCTTGCCCAGCTCCCTCGCTTCGCTATAACACCATTTTTGAAAAGCTTAGCAATTATTACATTACCGTTACCGATGAAGGTAGTAGCTGCAGCATTAAAAAAATAGAATCCAGTTACTGGTGCAACGTACCTAAAGTTTGTAACATTATCATAATTACTATTAGTATCAAACAACTCTGTCTGGCATGTTATTTTAACATCAGCATTAGCTACGGTCTGACCAGAAGACAGATAAGCACTAAACTTATAAGGGTTACTATCCGTAGTTAATAATGATTTATTAATCCCACTCAACTTAGCGGATGTAACTGCCGCATCAGTAATAGCCGCCGTAGTTACCGTATTAGTGGGTAACGCTGTACCAACTAATAAGTTACTGCGAGTAATCTTCTTAGTACTATTTGTATTAATATCTTTTATGAGTAAAAGATCACCCTGGTTTGGTGCTGTCGAAGCGGTGTAGTCCCCAAATTTTGGCATTTATATTTCTCCTTGTTCTATACTTTAATTATAACAGTTTACTATTCCTAGGGGGCAACAGGCACGGTTTCATTTTCCTGCAGCTTGAGGCTTCTCCTCAGATCCTCAAGTCTCTTATTGGTATTGTCGGGTAATGTATCTAACTGAAGAGTAATCGCATCAGGCGTGTAGTTAAAGGCGACAATCTGCATTGTTACAGAGTCAACATAGTTACCGAAGTTCCTAAAAGCCACTACCTCGCCGACCTTAATACTTTCAATATCATATGTTTTGTCGAGGATTGTTACAGTCGATCGGTACTGTACTTTATTATTATCATTTATCTCACCTTCAGACAATATTTGTGCTGAAGCATCTAACGTCACACGGTTATCTGACAAGCGCTTCAAGCCACGTCGGGTGTTAGCAGCGGGGGTAGCCGTATATCTATTATACAAAGCGGGGTCGCCGCCACCTGTGAAAATCACGTCATTCACCACATCCCCGATGTATGAGCGGAGATTGAGTGATTGTATATGCTTGCCTAGATAGAAGTAATGGTGAGGGGTGCTTGCTTTTTGTCTAAACACTACCTCATTAGTACCAAGGTCAACGTGCCAGTACCAACCAGTGGGAGCTAGTTCGACTGACTTCTTAATTAGCTCCAAGTAGGTGTTTGATTTGAATGTGTAGCTTACTACCGTACCAGTCAGGTCAATCGTAGCTGCGGTATATGTCGTGAATGTATTAGAGGATTGTGCAATAAATAAGTCCATACCCCCCTTCACAATGTTTGACGGGTCATATGAATTAAAAGCTACCGTTGTATTAGCGCCACTCATAACCGGGTATTGGTCAAGATCAAACCCGTAACTCATTAATTGGACTTGGGTCGTTTCAGAATTACCGTATTGAATGTTTATCTCACTGACAAACCCTGTAAATCTTCTCACTCCATTCGGAGAGCCAGTCGTGCCTATAATTTGCTCACCATTTTCATCAAGAATATACAAGCTATTCTCATCTAAGATCGCTGCTTCTTCCCCGTAATAAACATACAGATCAACTCGATAGTTATGGTCAAGATCCGAGCCAGCACCTACTTTATTACGGCTCTCGGTCGATGTGAGTATGGTGTTACTGTTCTCATCATTTATAATAGCCCCCGTTTCGTCAAGCATAGTGCTAAAGTCAACCACACGGCTATCTGAGTTACGAGCCAGCGTAACAGACATACTTGAACCGGCCGAGTTAAGTTCTTCGCTCCAGCTAGGGTCACTTACCACGTCATCCCACACCCCTAAGAATGTATTGCTTGTATCGTACACTTTATACAAATAGCGCTTCTCTTCTATGCGTGAGGGGTCTTGGCGTTGAATACCGAGTACGTTACCAGAAAAGGTGAGTGTACCAGAGGCAGAACGATAAGCCTTCAGTTTTCTTGTAGCCCCACCGGAGAAGACAAGAGTGCCAGAGGCAGATTTAGTGTAGGTATTTATATTGACACTGTCGAATAATCCGGTTGTTAAACCAACCACACTCGCATTTGTCCCCGCCCCAAGCTCTGCCTTAAGGGCAGTAATATTAAAATGTCCCTCGTCGGCGATACCCCTCACTGTCCAATTCACCCCGTCTGCCGAAGTCTCCCAATATACGTAGGGGGTTGCATGACTAATTTGCCACCATAAATGAGTCGTCGGGCTATAAGTCGTAAAATTTGTGTAGAATGACCCGCCATAGAACTCTGTCATATAAAGACGAGTCCCACTTTGGCTCATCAAAAAAAACTCTGTACCCGCTGTATTTTTTAGTTTTAGGTATGTTTCAGCCGATGGAGAACTGGAAATTGTCTGAACAACCTTCACTTTCAATAGGCTGTTTGTTAAATCATAGGTATTGTCTGAAGTAACCGCTCCGTAAGCTTGGCTAGCGGAATTTACAGGGGTAACAATAAGCTGGTCGTTTTGTGTAACAGTTACTCCGCCAGACGTTGATACATCCCACAAGGCGGTGTCTATTGAAGTACCGTTAAAACCATCCCGGAGGGTGGTAAAAATCGCCATGTTAACTTCCTGCTAGGCTTATTTGTATGTTACCGATAGGAAACGTTATCTCGTCACCAGATATAACCGCACCAACGCTGCTCAGAGAGCCGAATACACGCAGGGTGCCACCAGTTACAGCAGTCCTAATGCCATAGTGGGTAATCGTTGCTGTCGGTAGTCCTGAGAAAGTAACAATGCCAGAGTTAGACATTGAACCTGCCGTGATCGAGCCAAAGGTAATCGGTTGTCGAGCATAAGACCCTCCAGTTACTTCAGTACCAGTGTCGGCGATAGTCGGGTCGCTAGTATACAAACTTAAGTGAGGCGTTGAGCCTGTAATTAAGCCTAATATGCTAGCGATATAGCTGGTTGAGGGGAAAGCACTCATTTAATAACTCCTTTACTTAAGTATAGCATTTACACAAGTCTCGCTTGATAGGTGGCAGTCAGATCGAACGATCGGGTGGTGAAACTGTCGCTATAGCTAAGCGAGTTAGCACCTGTCTCAAACTGAGGGAACATACCAGTGAAATCTACTACGGCACCATTTACTCTTGCCTCTAGCAAGTCGCTGTCAATTGTTAATATATCTCCGTTCGCCCATGTCCGGTTAATGGTAATACCTTGGTTAGTACGAGCATTTAATATAGTAACGTCCTGCAATGTAGCACCAGTTACAGTATTAAGGGTATAGGTAATAAGCGGATAGGCAGTTGATGAGCCACCAATTTCAAACGTGGTTGAGGTAGTTGACGAAGTAATGCCTGTCAATGTGAATATAGTTGTCTCGTCTTGGTTACGTCCAATGGGGTCGCTAGCTATGAATACGATCTCTACTAATGCCTGTACCCCGAGCCAAGAGTAATTAAATTCATTCATAGTAGCGGTGTACTCAGTAGTTTCACCACCCTGGGAAACAACTAACAAGCCGTTTTGTGGTTGTACTAGTGCTTTAATGAAGGTTAATAACACTTCGGTGTCTGCCCTACTGCCACCACATACTTCCATATATATCCGAATGTCTTTAGCAGAATACTCACTTGATGTAATGATCGAAAGGTCACGACGTGCCAACTTGTTAATTTTAATCTCCCGCTTGGGCAACTTGTTAAAATCATGGTTATAAAGATCAATACCAGTAAAGACTGACAAATCATTGCCCGCAAAGCTGACTGAGTAAGGATCCATTATGCATACCTCGTTTGAGGCACTAAGCCCTTACCAATGACTTCTTGATCACCAGTTAGCCGTTGAATAACCCTGTCTGCGTCAACCTCAGAGCCTATGGTGATGGAGTTTATATTATTCACGATACTATTACCGCCTTTCATTTGCGCTGAGTCTAGCGAGCCGAGAGAGCCTGACGGGGAAGACGTACCCTGCCCCCCGACACTGCCCAGCATGCTACCCATCGAGTTACTAGCAAGTGCGGCGTTGTTGTCTATACCTTGGGCGAAACCAAGCACGACATTTTTACCTATATCTGCGAATACTCTGGAGGGAGAGTGGATGTTGAGCGCACTTTGTGCAGCCTTGGTAACACTACTAGCAAGATCAGAAGCGGCGCTTATAGCCCCGCCTATAGCGCTTTTAATACCGTTAATTAGGCCGTTAACTATATTTTTCCCAGCACTAACAAGCCAATCACCAGCCCCAGCAAATACACCCTGTATAGTTTGTGGTAGTTTGTTCATCCAACCTATAGCTGTATTAAAACCACCCACAACAGCACCGACAAATTGTGCCATTGCTGCCGTTACTGCGGCCGATAGCTGGAAATAAGCGGCTATAAGTGATGAGATGAAACCTATAACACGAGCAACTATTACTATAACTGTAGTTACTATAGCTATGAATCCTACAATAGCCCCTACGACTAGGCCTAAGGGTATTAATAATGCATATAAAACTACCTGTAGTAATTGAGTCTGAGATATATATGGGCTAAGCACCGCTGTTATTGTGTTAATGCTAGCAATTATCTGATCCCAGGCGGTTTTGAGTTGCCCCATTACGAATGCTGCTACTTGTTGCAATATAGGCAATATATATGTAACGAATATGTTGTATAAGTTAGTAAATGTTATGCCTACCTGGTCGGTGACTGGTTTAATAAATGCCATAGCTTTACCGAATATATCAAATTGTAATTGTAAGTATACTAAGCCTGCTATCAGGGCCACAACAGCAGCTGCTATCAGCCCTACAGGGTTAGCGCTAGCAGCTATAGAAAACCCAATGGCAGCTACTTTTGCAGCCACAAACGCAACTGCGAGTGAAGTTATACCAGATACTACTACACCAATGTTATTGACTATCCATTTAAAACCATCCAAGACTATAGGCAGTGCGGCTTGGGCGAAGTCGCCAATAGCTTGCCCCATCTTTTTAAATCCGCCTATTAGACCAGGGTCTTTCATTATAGTTGTTAGGGTACCCATCATCACCACCAAACGACTCCCAAGCCCGCCATTCACGAACTGACCACTGTCTTTATCTACTCCTAAAATAGCATCACCAATGTTTCTGAAAGCAGTTTGAAGCCTTACGCCCATACCAACTATCGTGTTAGCTTGCCCAGCCATAGCGTCTGCTGGGATACCTTTGTCCATAGCTTTAAATAACTGATCAAAACTTATATCGGTGTTTCTTAAACTGTTATCTAGTTTAAAACCTGCTTTAGTAAGGTTGTCAAAATCGATACCTGTTAGTCTGCCGGTCGATCCAACACGACCTACTATTTGGCTCAGATCGTCCCAAGTTGAAAGCCCTAGGCCGACAGATCGAGACATAATCTTTACATGGTCGGTCAGTTGATCGGTATTGTCTCCCATTATCTTCAATCCCTGGGCGGCGGCGAATAAATCTTTGCGGTTGAAAAGGACACCTAAATCAGATCGAGCATAGGCAACTAGTTCGCTAAGCGTTTTACTAACCTTGCCAGTATCTTTTTCATAGGCTCCCAGAGCTACTGTTGCTTGCTGCACGGCACTTACTTGGTCCCAAGAAGCTTTAGTCATAGCTCCTATGCCGACGGAGCCAGTTGTCCCTATAATAAGGGCGCTTTTTAGTATTCTGCCAAGACCATCAGCTACCGTACCGAATGAGTCAGACGCTTGTGAAGCGAAGTTACGGAAACCACCTCCCGCAGATCTCTCCACGCTATCAGCTACTTGGCTAGCTCGACTCTCTACAGTAGCGGCATCTTTAGCAAAATTACTCGTATTAATTCGAGCATCGTATTCAATCGAGCCGACATTATCCATTAGATGTCCGCCTTCATATCTCTTACGAGATCAGCCGTTGCTTTTTTAAATACTTGGCTAGGCTTCTTTGACTGTGCAGAACTTGCACCTATTAAAGAAGCTCGTGCATCACTAAAAGCATACCGTGAGTCTATCTTTCGGGCAGCCAGTATTAACCAAGTAGCCGTATCGGTATCTATCTCATTGTCTAATATAGCCCTAACACCTCCCCATCCATAGTGTTTACCAAACTCAGCTATAAAAAGATGGTAGTCATCAATAACAATCGCCTCCCTATTGGAGCGATTGTTATTGACCTTTTTCAAGTCTTCTGGCTTTATATCAAGATACTTGGGCATCTTTCTCTTCGGCCTGTTTCTTTATGTCTTCCATAATGGCGTAAATAACGCCAAGCGGTGTGCTGTTTACCCATGCAGTCACCTGAGAGTTATCGGGGGTACTATCACGGAATAGCTTAATGAATATCTTAAACATACGATCCTCTAGTTTTTCGTAAAGGTCATAGTCTTCTTCAACGGCGGTGCCACTTTCAATCTTTTTTTGTATCATTTCAGAACGACGCTTAGCCTGTCCTAGAGCTAACTCATCACCAGCACCCGGTGCTGTCATAGTCCATTCTTGACCATCAATCAGTATTTTCTTTGAACTGACATAGTTACTTGTTTTGATTTCGTACATTAAGACTCCTTCTTTATACTCCTAGTATAGCAAAACCACTTGACATACCGCTTCTGTTTTGGTAGACTCACTGTGTAATAAGAAAGGTTGTAATGATACAATACAAGGTACTAACACAAGCTGATAAGTTCTTTGGTGGTAAGTTTGACCCGATTAAACTAGAGCAACTATTGAATGAATACGCAAAAGCAGGGTGGCGAGTAATTGCCATAACTAGCCAAGATATGGCACAGGGCTTCAAATCTAATAATCGCCAAGAGATTGTCGTTGTTTTAGAATACGACAAATAAAAATAGCCCGAAGGCTATCTCTATACTTTAGTTACTAGCTGACTACAGTGGTATAATAAATACAAGAGGTAACAAAATACCTCCCGCTCGTCTAAAAGCAAATAGGAGGTATTTATGACTAGTATACAAAAAAGAAGAGCATACGTAAAACACGGCTTAACTAATACGCCTGAGTATAGAATATGGGCGTCTATGATCCAACGTTGTATTAATCAATATGATCAGGGTTATGTTAACTATGGCGGTAGAGGTATCACTGTTTGCGACAGATGGTTAAACAGTTTTATAGATTTTTACAATGATATGGGTAAGCGTCCAGACCCGTCATTATCGTTAGACAGAATTAAAAGTGACAAGGGGTACAGTCCTAGTAATTGCCGCTGGACTAACATTACAATCCAAAATCTCAATAAAAGACCATGGCGTATTAGTAGATCGGGCTATAAAGGCGTGCAGCAAAAGAGAAATAAGTATGCCTCAACTATATGGATGTGCGGAACGACACACTATATAGGTTATTTTGATACAAAAGAAGAAGCAGCCTATATGTACGACTGCTTCGCTCTTTCTCTATATGGCGATGAAGCCAGAACTAACTTTGAATATTACTAACTGACCACTGTCGTTTCTGTGGTTGCGTTGTAATAGCTATCTTGTGTTAGATTTCCAGTTCCTAATCTCGCTACATTCCCTGAACCATCCGGTTGCGCCATAATGGTGACTTCGATAGTGATATCGTCACTCGCATTGTAGGTTGGTGAGAAATTAAGCTGCGCCAATCCTGAGTAAATGTAAACATCGTTGTTATCCAGCGGTTCACACGTATAGTGGATATTCACTGGGCCAGCGTCGGTACTAACACAAGTATCAGAGTTGAAGATTACATTACCTGTAGTCTGTTCGCCCGATGGTGCGTTATATCGTCCTGGGAAGATGTTTTTTAGGTAATCCATTGATGGCAAGAACATAGTAAACGTTACAGTTGCTGTGTCCAATACACCGGATGGTTTAGTAAAAGTACCGCCAAGCGTTTCACGCTCACGTGTACCTTCGGTTAATTCTACTGATACTTCACTTAATAGTGACGCAGGTATAGTGATGTGGTTAATCGCTACTTCTGCTGGTCCGCCAAGTACACTCATTTTCTTACTCCAATTTCTGTCTTCTAAGAAGACTGTTTTTCATATATTATTTGCGCTCCCAGACGAAACAATACTCTATCATTTTCATCTAGTCCTAGATTCTCAATGTTGTCTATCGTCGTTATCCGGGCATTTTTGTACACTCTGTTACTCACGTTTTCGATTGTCGGAAGCTGGCATAGGTTGTCAAAGTTGCTGGCAAAGAACTCAGCGACTTTCTCTAGCTTGTCGTATCCCAGTAAATCACTAGAACCTCTAGAGTAAAGGTCAAAGCTTTGCACTGCTCTCTTCCTCCCATATGCTCGCTCGCCACCTCGTGAGAAGATAGCTAAACCGTTTTTGCCTAGCGGTAGCTTTTCAAAGAATAGGGTGGTATCCATAGCACCAAAGCCGTTGTCTTCCAAGTAAGCTAATAGGTGTAATGTTACCATCTATAATCCCTTTATATATCTTTTAAAGTTTCTGCTAGTCGAGTCACCCGCTCGTTCCAAATATTTCAGGGACGAGGGAGTTTTTTTGTTTTCATAGTGCCGCCTGCGTGCGTATGGTACCGAACCACCACCAAATATAACCTTGTAGTGCGCTTTACCAGCTCTATCTATGCGACCTGAGTTAACAAGCGCACGGGAGGCTTTCGGGGCTAAGACACTGGCAACCCGGTGGATGTCAGTCGCAGCGCTCAGAACTGCAAAGTCGAGTTTGCTCTCAGTCTCGGCAGCCCACTGCTTTATTGTAGAGGTAAATCTGACGGCGATGGCGCTATCTCCTCTTTCTTCACAGTGACTCTATAGAACTCAAGCTGCCCTCTGTCAAAGTCATAGCCTTCGGTTTGGCCTATAACCCTATATACAGTCTCTTTGCCGTCTTTAGTGACACGAATGCCATGTCCGACCATATTGTTGTCAATATCGGCTAGAAACGGCTCTGACGGCCTTACGTGGACAGTTGAGGCAGAGTCATGGGCTTCAACGTTGTCGGCCTGTAACATACCGTCCCTGAGTTTCACAACCCCATTAGCTGAATATTCTGCGGTAACAGTGTTGCCACCAGCTCTACTATCCAGCTTCAAGAATGTGTAATCAGTAGTAGTAAACAGGTCGAACATCGTCGCTCCATCTACAGACATCGCCGTGACGAATATAACCTTGCGAACATTGTGAGTATTTGTCTACTATAGAAGCATTAGACTCTACGAACTCATAGAACGTTGCGCTGTCCTTATACGTCACGCTAAAGTCTTCAATACTTTTACTTTTCACTTGACCATCTGTAGTTTGTCCCACAGAGTTCTGATTGAAAAGCCCCGCAAGAAGTAGTTGTAAATCGCTAGGCATAGGGTTAAATCCCCAATCAGCGTCTACAACTACGTTCTTACCTGTCTGCTTGCGGTCGAATTGGATGACGTTGTACCAAGAACCGTTAAACTTATCGTTCTGCTTTACGGTAAACTCAGTCGTTTCATTACCATCGATAGTAACTGAGGTAACATCTGTGAAAGGGTCTACATAAAGCGTCCGATAACCTGTCCTAGTTTCGTAGGTACGTTCGTCAGAATCACCGCATAGTGTCATACACAGCAGCTCTTCCAATCTTTCAGTAGCAATTTTAAGGTACGTTTTGAAATTGTCTGTTTCTAAGGTCGTGAGGGAGCGACCTAGTAACTTAGCTACTTGGGCTTCTGTTAACATATCACTCCCTTTCTATTAGCTTACTACTGGTACGAAGTCGATCAATACGAATGACGTATTAAGTACTGGCTTACCGACAATGTCAGCGTTCGCACGTAGTGCAGAAGCGTCTGATGTGTAAAGGTTAAGCGAACCGACTGAGGCTTCTCGTGAGAACAGAGTCTCAAGGCCACCTCTAGTAACAAGGTCGTAGTCACCCATGACACCCATAATAGCGTTACCATCAGGGACATACTGAGAGATAACTACATTGAAAGTACCAAGCGCACCGGCAGATACTTGCTGACCAACGACGGTAAAGACGTTACGGCCTTGAGTATCAACAGTGGTAGCCATCATGCCCCAAGTCTTGCGGTTGGCGATGATGGTAATTTGCTCGTCGCTCTCAATCAAACCATAAGCCCGGCCTAGACCAGCTTGCGTATCAGCAGCACCGAAGGTAGCTACGTTAACGATACGACCAGCGGCGATCATGGCAGGGACAATACCGGTAGCAGGGAAAGTGTCACCGCCTACTGTAGTAGCGCCAGCGAAAGAGACAATAATCTTATCTTCAAGCTTAGCCCACTCTTTAGCGATATAGCTAACAATTTGTCCATAGATAGCGATAGGTGTTCGGCGTGCAACAGCATCGTACCAAGCAACGATCAAAGCGAACTCTTTAGGTTCTACTGAGAAGTTAGTCCATACAGGCTTGTCTTCAGCTTTCGCTTCTTGGTCGCCTACAGGTTGAAATCCGTTACCGGCAGTCTGAACAAGTCGCTTCCAGGTTTCAGCACCGAGGATATCCACGTGGTTTACCATAGAACCAAGTCGGCCAACGTTTGTGTAGGCTTCTTTGATGTCTTGTGACACGACTTCAGTTTGGAAGATAGCAGCACCGTCGGTAAAGCCGATAGCTTTCTTCTTGTAGTCACGGTCTTCACTGGTGTCAGCTTCGTAGGCTTTCTCGTTCAACTCTGCAAGAGTGTCAAGGTCTTTCGCTTTGTAAGCTAGGAACTGTTTAACAAACAACTCACGTTGTTCTTTTTTAGTAACGGTTACTTTTTTGACCTGTAGTTCTTGTACAGGTACATCGGTGACTTGCTTTACAGCAATGTCATTTTCTTTGCTCATAGTTTTTTCCTTTTTAGGTTTGATAGTTTTTTCTTCGACTGGCTTTGGCTCTTCAACTTCAGGCTCAGCGACTGGCTCTTCTTCTTTAGGAGGTTCGACTACAGGTTCTTCAACCTCAATCTCTTTCTTCAAGCGTTCGAGTTCAGCTTTTTTCTCATCTAATGTGAGTTCTGCCATTTCTTCTCCTTTAATGAGGGATTTTACTTGTAACACTCTAGCGTCCTTGTTACTACCACGAAACACCATTGAGATTTCAACAACCTCGGCGTTATAGATAGTGTCTTCTGAATATTGGTAATCACTCATGGTAATTGAAAAGGCGTTGTCCAAATGCTTCTCATCAATGAGTTGCATTAGGTCTTGCGCTTTCGCTCGCCCTGAGATACCAAATTCCACGACAAGTTCACCTGACTGGTTAAGGTATGCTTTGCGGACTGATCCGATTACGTCTTCTACGTCAAAGCTGTGGTTGAGTAGCATTGGAATGTCTATGGCCTCAGTCCCAGTTAGATCTTTCGCAACTACCGTTCCACCTCCTCTTAGTGGAAGTCGTAAACTTTTCACGTCTACTCTTTCATTATCCCTGTCGAAGTTAGATGAACTAACAACTGCTACAATGGTGCGTTCCCCTACGTCAGCAGCGACTTTTACTTTCAAAGTCTTTTGCTTCGGTTCGGTTAATGTTCCCATTATTAGTCCTTTGTTAATATTTGTTCCAGACTTTACTGAACGTGTGCCCAAATGAGCGTAAAAGTTCGTCTGTATCGTCTCTATTAATTATACCAGTCAGTAAACTACCCCTACAAGTTAGGCAGTATAGTAAACCACCCGGTACTAGATGGGGCAGTAAAAAACCATCCGGTATTGTTGGAAACATTTACCGAGTGCGTACCTGCGTACCAGCTAGCTCCCCCGGTAGCCGTAGAGTCTTGGATGGAGAGATAGTCGCTAGATACGCTACCAGAAGATTTAGAGAGGGTAGCCGCACTCCCAGGCACGGTTGAGTTTATCGTAATCAAGTTACCGGGCGTACCGTTCACATTAAAGGCGTTTAAGATTGTCAGGGTGCTAGTTGAAGTGATGGTGAGTGTCCGGGCGTTGCTGGCATCCGAAAAGTTGAGCGTACCAATAGTCAAACTACCATTACTGGGGAGTAGCCCACCAGTCGAACCGGCCACCGTGTAGGTGAGTGTCCCTAGTGATATACCACTAGTGAAGATAGGGGTTCTTTGAGTAGCTAGTGTCGAACCTATAACTAAAGTCGACGAGGCCCCACTAAAGTTAGCTGCTGGTAAGGTAGCAGATATGGGGTTAGTTGCTGTCCCTAAATGAGTCCAGGTGCTTGTCCCTAAGTTTACAAAACTACTAGTGCCAGCGAATACATAGGTAGCCGCAGCTGATGAAATAGATAAGTTAAAGTCATTACTATTAAAAGTCCCGGCCGAGACAGTTAAACGGGCGGTTGCGTTATAAGCGTCCTGTAAGTTATAGGTTCCGCCTGGGGCATTTATGGTAACGCCTTGTAAGAGTGTTTTGCCTGCCGTGGTAAGCGTGTGCGTGCTACGGCCGCCCAGCGTGGTTGTGGCTGTTCCTGCTAATGTCATACCGGTGCTATAGGTAAGGTTACCGAAGATAGTGTTCGCCGTTGAGATACTTGCCGTTCCCGCAAAGCCGGTATAATCCACGCTGGCGCCTATCCGTGGCATGTCTATGCCTATAGCTCCGGTAGCGCCTGATGATACGATGACAGGGTCTTGTGGTAAAGGCACCCTTGAAGTCCAAAGGCCCACATTAGACCAGCTAAAGTTCGCCCCAGTCCGAGTTTGGGTGACAGGCGTATCAAAAGTAATGTTAGAGCAGCCGAGACAGTTCCCCAGCGACGTCCCTGTCCAGGGAATAGCGGCTCCGGCAGCGGCTACATCCATAAAATCTACGTTGGTAATTGAAACAGCAGCAGCCGTAACATTCGTTGTATTGCCAGGCGTGGCTGTCTGGTGGATAAGCCGGTTGGTGACGCTGTTGCCGGTCAGTGTCAGGGTGCCGGTGATAGTTGGCCCCGCCCCGCTGGTCAGCAAACTATCGGTTTTAATAGCAGTGCCTATGCGTGTTAAGTTAGCCAGAGTACATTGACCGACGACACTCGCTTGCCCTGAGCCGGTCAAATTCAATGAGAGGCCGTTCCAGTTAAAGTTACTGCCGTTAAATACAGCACTGGCTCCTGACATATTCACCGTTCCCGTATTAGCGGTTACGGTTAAGTTAGTAACGGTTGCGCCATTCCAAGCGCCAGCACCCGTAATATTGATGGTTGAGGAGCCAAGCGTCAGGGTTCGGGCTAGTGTGCTGCTGCCTACAGTAAAGCTAGAGATACAACTAACCGTAAAGCCGTTGGTATTGAGAGTACCAGAAGTAAGCGTAGTGCCTCCGGCAGTGCTGTAATTAGAGCCAAGTATCCATGAACCCCCCACCCCATTGAATAAAGCATTCCCTAGGTTGGTCTTGCTGGCGAAATCAACCGTTTGCTGTGTAGTAGAGGTAGAAATGAAATTAAAGCCTGAGTTAGCCGCAACGGTATAGGTCGTGGTGCCGGAAAACTTAAGCGCGACATTGCCCGCTCCAGCAGTAGCGTCGCCGATAGTCAAGTTAATAGATGCCACGCCAGTAATAGTGCCTGCATAACTCCCTGTCCCCGAAGTACAATCTATAGAGCGACAAACTGCGCCGCTGTCTATCGTAACATTACCCGACCCAGCCTCCAATATGCAGTTATCAGCAGCAGTTGGAGGTCCGGCGCTATCTACACCCCCTGACCCGGTAGCAGACCATGTACCTGCAGCAGTCCAGTTGCCGCCAGCGGCTTTGAGATACCTGTTAGCCATCTAGCTAACCTCCAGTTGCGCCAGTAAGCTTTCCTTCTGCTGTTGTAAGCTCTCAATCTGATCATCAATTGCAGCCACTTGTTCTTCGACTGGTGGCGGGTCAGCAGATGTAGTTATAGCTTGCTTCCAATTGTCAAAGCGCTCTTGCTCCATGTTCTTCAGCGTAGCTTCACTAACAGGCCACTCACTCAAAGGGAAATAAAGTGCGTCAGAGAAACTAGAGCCAGTATCTTCGTCTATAATCGTGAATCGGTATTGTATTTGTACTTCCATTATGCCTCCAAACTGACTGCCAGACAGTCCCACTTAATATCGACTGAGTTATACATAAACCCTATATACAAGGTTTTGCTAATGACCGTCGTAGTAGGCAGGGTCACACCAATAGCCCGATAGATTGCGTTCCAGCTTATCGTCCGTGCTGTGCCGTCGTCTTTTATCCTAATTACCAGTGGTTGTGCGGCAGTTGGTGTTCCGCTTGGTACAGCAAAGGCAGCGGTGGCTGCTTGAGCAGTTAGTAGATAGACGTCATCAGTATCAGCGTTAGGCGTAGGAGTAGCACTTGACGTATTGGATGAAACTCTCTTGGTTATCCGTTTGTTTGTTAGCGTAGCTGTAGCTGAGTTCTTGGTCGCGTCAGATGTATTGTCAACATTGCCGAGTCCCACATCCCCTTTTACAATCCCGGTTGGGGTAGTAATAGACGGGCTAGTCAAGGTCTTATTAGTCAACGTAGCAACAGCGGAGTTCTTAGTGGCATCTGATGTATTATCGACGTTCCCAAGTCCTACGTCTCCCTTAACAATGCCTGTAGGGGTCGTAATTGACGGACTTGTCAAAGTTTTATTCGTTAGAGTTGCTGTGGCACCACGTTCAGCTACGACGTAGGCTGTAGTAGCTACTTGGGTAGTATTTGTACCAACGGCTGCCGTTGGAGCTGTGGGGACACCTGTAAATGTGGGGCCAGCTAAATTAGCCTTTAAGTTCAGAGCTGTCGTTTGGGCTGTGCTGACTGGCTTGTTGGCATCACTTGTGTTATCCACGTTTCCAAGGCCAACATCGGTCTTAGTGATACCAGTTGGCGTGTTAATTACTGGGCTGGTTAATGTCTTATTGGTCAACGTAGCAACAGCGGAGTTTTTAGTAGCGTCGCTAGTGTTATCAACGCTACCTAGCCCAATGTCACCTTTGACGATCCCTGTTGGAGTGGTAATTAGTGGCGAGCTAGATCGGACAATTGACCCTGTACCCGTTGAAGTGGCTGCGGCAATCCGAGCATCAGCAGCGGTTGAGAAGTCAGATACAGTTGAGGCCAGTTGTGTGCCTGTATGGTTAGCCCTATTTCTATCGCTAGAATGGAAGTGTAAGGTAGAGTCTCCACCATCCGTCAAATCAGTAGCGTCAGTATCAGATATATTGTTTGGCGTAGCGCCGTTTGTGACACTTGCAAGCTTGGTCTTTTCAATAGATGAATACTGTTTGTAATTTACTCCATCTAGTACATCATCTTGGTCTAGTACGACTGTTCCTATCTGTCCGTTAACACTTTCAACGGCTACCTCTCCTGGCTCACCTTGTGGCCCCTGCGGGCCAGTTGGGCCAACCCCAGCACGTTTTATAACAATGCTATTACTATTGTGTTTCAATCTAATGGTATACATCTAACTAACCTCCGTTTCGTCAAGGGCTTCGGCTACGACAAAGTCAGGAAAGTCGGAACCCTCACAAGTGTCTGGAGACGGATATTTCTCTAGTAAATCATCCTCATATACAACATTAACTTGGTATTTATACGTCCCTAGAGGTATTTTAGTGTCATCGGTATCGAGACTAAGATCAGCAACGCCATCTACAAAGGCACTTGTTTTAGTTATAAGCGGTACTTCTTGTTCAAGACCTATATAGATAGTAGCCGATATAGCAGTTGTATCGTCTATCGTTATAGATAGTGGTACACTTTCACCGTATCTTGCAGTTATGGCATTCATCAACTAACCTCCGGCTCTTTCTTCTTAGGCTCAGTCTCAGGGTTAACAAACGTATGCCGCACATCTTTAGAACGGTCAGCCGTAACAATCTTAAAGTTAAGCTTTGCTTTGCAGCCCGGGCATGTCAGCTTTTCTAACACAACGGTACCGGCTTGCTCAAACAAGAATCTTTGACAGTGCTTACAACTTATATTAATATTCATATTAATTCCTTTCTACTTTGTATGTTGTATAACAGTTACAATTAGGGTGTAAATTGCCAGAATCGGCCGCCTTGAAGTTGTTTACATAGGTCGTACCGTCTACACCATGGACATGTTGGTCAAGATCTACAAAGTTCTCATCTACAAGTGTTTCTTTACCGGCTAAAGATAGGCAGTAAGGGCAAGGGTCACTACTTGATATATTCCACACCTTATATATCTTATATCCTGTTTGGCGTTGGATGTTCTCCATTGCACTGACAGAAGCTTTACCTTCAGACAAGTTTACTTCGGTTCGTGACAGGCGAGCTACCCGGTACTCATTCTCACTGCCCAATATAACCGAACGCAATTGATCTTCTATCTGACCCTTTGGGGTGCCTTCTAAAATACCTTTATTCAAAATATTGCGTATATCTTCGGCAGTCTGGTCAGGGGTAAACTTAAACTTCTCTATGTTTTCGGTGCTAAGTCCAGCATTTAATACAAGATTTATGCCAGTATTAACTGTTTTATTACCATATATCTCCATTAACGGTAATAGCAAAGCCAACATCTCTTTCGTGAATACTTTATCTTCTTGCGAGCTAGTGTCACCGATAGCTTTAGTCTTATTGAAATCATTAATAGCTTTCTCAACTTGGCGTTTCATCTGGTCTTTGACCACCCGGCTAAGCTTCTGTATGTAGAGTTCTTTATCTACCACGTCTATTTGCTTTACCTTCGGCGCTTCTTTCGTTTCCATCAGCTTCTCTATATGGCTGATAATCTTTGAATATCCGTCAATCGGCTGGTCAGGCGTTCCGCTGGCTTCTGTAGAATCAAGAACTTCGGGTTTTTCGTCATCTTCCTTTTGAGTCTGTATAAGAGAGTCCAGGTCGCCTTCTTTAACATATTCAACCGCACTGTCCAGCGTAAAGCCTTGGGCTACTAACTCTGCAACCGTATCAGCATCTACTTTACGTGCCTCGGCTTTAACCTTCTCTTCATCTGCTATTTGTGGGACTTCGAGGTCATAAGTAATCGCTACTCCCAACCCGCCAGTTATTCTGTTAAGCTCGTGGGTGAACTTACTCCATATCTTTAATGTCATTGGAGATAGTGCATACTTGACTAACACAACCTCATCGACTCGCATAGAAGCATAGGTATTAGTATCATTCACGCCACGCATTGAGGCTGGCACGCCATAAACCGAGTCAATCTTCTTATTAGCGTTATCAAATAGGTCTTTAAGCGCCATGTCCTTGTTTTGGGTAGAGAATGGCACCCACTCTAATTGTGAGTCCTGTTGCTTCCCCTGTGCGTCTACTGGGCGATATGAGTAGGTAACGTTATTATTAGCCCCTGCACCACGATGTTGTGATTGCAGTTTATCAACTATGTCATTAAACTCTGTCCCGCTTCGTGCCGTAATGATGAACTGGCCGCTAGGAACAGCACCATTCTTAAAGAAGCCTTTTTGGTAATCAGCGATATAGTCATCAATATCAGTCCAACGCTTAGCGGCACGTGAAGGGCTAAAGCCACCATTAAGGTCATTCGGGTTAATACTCTTTAGGGTAATAACCTCATCATCAGTTAAGCTCTCGCCGTTCTGAAGCTTGTATTTACGCTTCCCATCAACCACGGTATCAGAGTAATTTTCCATGAATGTAAAGCCAGTAATTGAGTTAGCATTAATCCTTGTGCCTGAATGATGTACCCGAATACGAACTTTATCATGCACTAGGGTCATCACTGCCAGGGCTTCTCTAAAGTCTGTTGCACTCATCTGTTTATTAGGAGTGTAGAGACGATTTAAAACATTACTCGCTACTGCTTTCCCAGACTTGTCTATAGTATAAGGCTCGATCATTAAGAACCCGTTAGCTAGGGTAGAGATAGAAGAGTAACCGTTTTCATATTGATTCGACTGATAATATCCGTAAGTCCCTGAGCCACCGACCGATCGCCAACCTACTACATTGTTTAAGTCTATGTTCTCGCTTATATCGAGCGCCTTTGGTTTCAAGAAGTTACTAATTTTATCAAGTAGGTTCATGTATGTTTCCTATAATTATGTCTATATTAATTGTAACAGTTAGCAAACAGGTCTGACTAGCGAATGCCAGGCCAGTCAATAATCTCTCGGCTATAGAATTTAGTTACGAAGTACCGCACCGAGTCAACCGCATCGTCCATTTCCTTTATCGGCTCATCCATCTGCTCGCCAGCTTTATCTATCTTCCACGAATAGGCTTCGAGCTCATCTGCCAAGTAAATACAGGAATCATTAAAAGTAATGTCTCTCTTGTGTATACGGGACTTCATCTCGGTTATCCCGTTGAATACCGAGTCTTTGCCCTTAACTGCCCCCTCTATAGTAAACGGTAGCTCTTTATTAAGTGACACAATAGCCAACGGGTCTTCCGAGTCTCCCACCGCAACAGTAATATCATACCCCTCTGTAAGTTCCTTTATCTTGGCTAGGCGTTGCGTATCATCTAGTTTGCGTTCGTATAGTTCCCGATATACATGCACCTGGTCGTCTGGCCCGATAGCGTACAAATAAGCTGCTAGTGGGTGATTATACCCAAAGTCAACCGAAAAACCCCATGTGACAGGCTCAAACGGTATGTCTGCCAACGTCTGGTCACGGTTAAACTCAGTGTATATCCTACCTTCTAGATCAGTAAACTCTGCTAAGTATTGTTGGGCGAAAACTGATGGGCTAATATCTTTTTTCTTTCGATCTAGTTCTTCTTTCACCCCTGGTATAGTTTCGTTATCATACGAAGTAAAGTGAAAGTCCTGCCAGTCATCTTTAGTTTTAGAGTCATCTATCAACCTTTTAAACTGCCCCTTACCTCTTGGCATAGATGCAAATATAGCTTCCCCATGGAAGTCTAGCAAGGTTGGTTCAATCACATCATCCCACGCTTTTTTAAGGTTCTTAGCCACGGCGCACTCGTCTAAGTAAACCTTATGGTACTTCTTACCTAGCATATTATCTATCGAGTCCCACGAATAGAGCTTGATGCGAGTACCATTGTGAAGCCGTATTAGAAGCTCCTGCGAGTTCTTATAGGCTATTAAACCATCGGCTAGTTTTAAATAGTCTTCCCATACCACATCCTTTGCATGCCCATAAGTCAAGCCGACATAGCATAATGACAGGTTAGGGTATAGTAAGCCTAAACTAAGGCTGTCTATAATAAAGAAGTAAGTCTTACCTACACGTCTGCCAGCCCTTAGTATCTTAAATCTGGCTCGGTTCTCAGTTACTGTCCGCTGCCACGTCATCTGCCTCGGTAGGCGAATTGTCGGGGCGGAAGTTTGGCTTGTTTGCATAGACACTTTCTATTATTACTTGTGGTGTCATCGAACCGTCTGAGCTTGTATGGTCTATTGCTTGGGCTGCTTTGCCTTCGGTTCTGTCCGTTATCTCTCTTACGTCAGGCAAGCTCTTACGGCTAGCTAGTACACGGCTATAGGCTATGTCCATCGCTACCGTCCGTTCTTTATCGGGTGTTTGTGAAAACGCTTTCAGTTCTTCGGGAGTCATATTTAAAAAGCGATTGTATTGGTATGAGATTGTATTCTCTTTTTTCCAGCCGCCAGGAGATATGTTTTCAGGGTGCTTATTAAAGCCAGCGGGTGGAGTGCCACCAATAATCTGCCCTTTTTTGTTTCGCTTCAATCCCGTTTGTTCTGTATCGGTATCATTCATAATCACATTATAGCAGGTGTGGCAAGTTCCCATCCATCAACCTCTCCTGTTATGAACTTGTGATAACGCTTTCGTATAACGTCTACATACTTGGGGTCTAGCTCCATACCGTAGCAAGTACGGTCTGTTTGTTCGCAGGCTATGAGGGTAGAGCCTGACCCTAGATAAAGGTCTAATACTATTCCTTGTCTTGTGCTGCTAATCTTGAGTTCGTTGACTATCAACCCTAACGGTTTAATAGTTGGATGATTTTCAGAGTTATCTCTACTGTACTCCAAGCACTTTGAATAGTTTACATCTGATATTCCGTTGTTCCACACCGCACTTTTATGAACTTTTATTATGTACTCTAGGTCTGGTCGGTGTGAACCACCAAGTGGTAATGCATTTGGTTTTTTCCAAACCAGTATGTTAAACCCAAACTTATTATCTCTTGCCCATAATAGGTAGTCTGGCACTAAATCTTTATTGCAAAATATATAAGCGTTCATCTTTGGCTTAAATATGTCTGCTATTACTGAGAGAAAAGGCTCTGGCTCAAAGTCTACAATGTCTTTAATTGTTTCGCCTAGTTTACGGGCCTGTTTCCCAACCCATTGGTTGCTCCCACCTTCTGCTTCCATTCGATAAGGTGGGTCTGTAAATAGTAATTCTGGTGTGTCTCCATTCATAAGTCGCTTAACTTGTTCATTATCTATACTATCTCCAGACATAACCCTATGCCGCCCTAGCTTGTAAATTTCGCCTAGCTTGCTCTTTGGTTCTTCTTGTGATACTTCGGGTGCTTCGTCTTCTTCGACTTCTTCATCGCCTAACCCATTAGGCAGATCAAGCCCCCACTCGATAAGCTCTGCTGCCTCATATTGATTACCTAGCTCGTCCCAATCCCACTCGCCAAAACTTGCGTTATCTTTCACTACGAACTCATCTTGCTTATCCTGTGACCAATCAACTACTTTAACTGGCGCTTCCTTCCACCCCGCCTCTTGCATAGCTTTCAGGCGCATATTACCGCCTAGCACGATGTGATCTTTATTAACTACTATCTCCCTCACGTCTGCCATTTCTGGGAAGTCTTTTAAACTCTGTACTAGCTTTTTAAACTTGTCGTCTTTAATAATTCTGGGGTTCTTAGGATTAGTTTTTATATCTTTTATTGGTAGATTCATAATCGTATACATCTCCATTTATCGTTTTCTTTTTTAAACTGTAATTGCTCGGGCATAGTATTTCCTAAATTAACACTACCCCGCTCTCCTATATGATCTGTTTGTATTGACCAATCTATCAAGCACTCATACCCCTGTTGTTTTAAATAGATCCCATAGTTAACGTCACAACTAAGTCCATTCGTGCCTTCTTTATCAAATGGCTCAAAGTGATGCATCTTATATAACTCAGCGTCGGTTAAAGCACAATAAAAACCCCCCGCTGATATTTGCTCTACTCCTTTCCCTGGCATGAGAGACATAAATACATCCTGATCGTAAAGCCATGCACCCACATAAGCCGCCCCATGCCTCCCTAGTTGTACCCCCTCTACATACATACAGTTTTCCACAGATTTAAATGATTTAAATAGCTTAGTCAGGGTCTCTTTTGGGTAAGTAGTATCGTCTTCCACTAAAAATACATAGTCACAATCACCACTAACATAGTGTTTGGCTTTATTGTGAATATCAGATATCCTGAAGCGTCGCTCGTTAATTGTCGTTGCTGGTTTTTCTCCGTAGCTTACTACTTGTATTTTGGCAAAGCTAACTGAATCTAACCGTTTGTCAACAGCTCTTTCTAAGTTTACGTCTCCATCTGTAATGATCAGAAGCTCAGTGTCGTCTGGCTTTTCGAGGTTTATAAGGCAATCGAAAACGGGACGCAAATAATCCGTCCTACTGATCGGCAAAATTATAGTGACGATAACAAAGCCTCATATTCTGATCTTAATGTTTCAGCATCGTACTGTTTGCCGATAGCACAGGCTTTTTTCTTCCCTTCTTTAGTCACAAACGTAGTGTCAAGCATATCCGCGAGTGAGCCTGAGTTAGCATCGTATACATCTAGCATAATCCTAGTCATTAATTGCCCATTTACCTTAGCTGGGACGAGCCATTCTTTCGGCAGGACTTTATTATTAGGTTCTATATCTGTCATTATAACTGGCATGGCACTTTGTAAAGCTTCTGTCATGCTAAGCGTTTGGCCGCCGTATCTTCTGGGTTGGATTAGACAATCAAACCCTTCATACAAATCATTCTGGTTTTCTGGATTAGTAAAGTCATATATTAAACGTGGGTCGGGATGTTTCGGCACGTCATTCTGGGCTTTTACCGTCACAGTGAAGTCACCTTTTGACAATTCTAAGGCTCTATAAAGCGATTGTAGGCCGTTTCTATCTTCAGCCGCTGTCTTACCGTTCATAAATAGAAACTTACGTCCTGTACGCTTCAAATTGATCTCTCTCGCCTTTTCAAACTCATCTTCAAATATAGGGGTAGGCAAGTACTCAGCGTTAAATCTTGTCTTCATCTCGTCTAAGTACCAATAGCTCGGCTGTATTAACTTATCGGGGAGAGATAAATGAGGCCTATTGAGCTGGTCTAAAAACTCATAATTGAATATGAGAATAGTTTTAGTATTGTTGGCTCTTGCAATATCTACAAAGTAGTCACTATAAAATGTCTCGCATGAAATAACAATATCAACTTGCTTACAGAAGTCTGCTATCTGCTCAGGTGTTGGGAAGCCATTAATCGCTTCAACATCATCGTATAACTCGGGGTACTGTTGGTTGCCGTTAAACGAACTTGAGTCTATGAGCATTACTTTGTCTGGTTTCAATAGACGATTAAGCCGATAGGTCTGTATCCCTAGCCCTCCTTTTACATCAGCCCTGGCTATTAATCCTATTTTTCGCATACAACTACCAGGCTTTCTTTTTCTCGGCTGTCAAGCTCGCAATTACCAAAAGTATCGACATACATAGAATCAAAACCATTCCGCTCTAATAATGAAATAAGGCTTTGCCAATTAAACATACAATGGGTGTCACCGTGCCAGAACATATATCGTGCTAGTTTACCAGATAAGTCTGGCTCTAGTTCATCTGATATAGGGAAGTAACTAGCGTCGCCTTTTTGGTAAGCTGTAATAGCTCTGTCTAAGTCTGGTACTAATATTCTCAAGATACCATTTTTCTTCATAACCCGCCGCACTTCTTTTAAAACAATAGGTAGTTCATCGTATTTAAACATCTGCAAGGTGTGGTTCATTAGTACGAAGTCAAAGTAATCGTCAGGGAATGGCAAGCCTTCTAAAACGTCAGCTATAATATTATGCCCATAATTTAACTTATCTACCGCTATAAAGTCGGGATGGTCAACATATCCGCAGCCTAAGTCTAAGTTAACCGACATGATGGAACCTCTCTGACACATACAAATTATAAGGGTTCAAATCACCTCGTAACATCTGAGATTTATAGCACATTAAAGCTCTCATTTTAATTTCTATCGGCCCATCCCCTATAAACTCTAGTTTTGGCTTTATTTGCTCAGGTAAATTTTTAAGTCTTTCAAATACTAGTTCTGGATGTGTTACTCGATGAGGCAAATCCTCATAAAGATATAGATTACTCAGGCCAAGTTTTATAATCGCATCGCCGACCGCAAGGTGATCCGGGTGCCTCAATCCTAGTGGGGCTAATACCATTTCGTAATCCCCTAGCGCTATCATACCGATAAGTTGAGTTGAAAGATTCTTATAATCACCGTTTGAATATTGATAATCAAGCCTCCCTAAATGTTCCCATTCAGCTCCTAACATAGCTGTGGCTTGTCCGTCTTCCCAGCGCCGGGATTCCATTGCTTCTTTTGATGATTTAAAACCACACGATTTATCATAATCAGTTAGTAAATCTTTGTCTTTTGGTATCGCAGAAAACACAGTTAGCACGGTACAGTCGTTACGACCAGCCATAAACTGACCTACGCTTAGAGGACCATCATCATAGTGACTTTGAATTATAAGTACACTCATATCTTATACATCCAAAATCTCAAATTCTTATTCTTTAATTCTTTAGCCTTCACCTTGAACCGTGCGTTAGAATAAAATGCTCTAATCTCGCCATACTCCGTCTCAGGGTCGAAAAAGTCGAAGCTCTTAATATTAAACCCCCTGACATGGGTCACATCTATTTTAAAAAGTTCCGAGTCCCAGCTCGGCGTTTGGATGTATAGCTCGCCCCCTACTTTTAATATCCTATGGCACTCCTCGACAAAGGCTATAATAGTTGGGCGCTTATCGTCAGTATAATTATCTAAGTGTTCAATAACATCCATTGCCTTTATTGAGTCAGCTACCCCATCTCCAAAAGGATAGGGGAAGTCCATCAGGTTGTGGATTACATCGACATCATCACGCATCAGCATATCGACATTCACATGGTCTTTCATCGGCGCATTACCTGAGCCAAGATTAATCAACATTATTTGATAGCCCCTTCTTCTTTAAGTACGCTTAGCATTTGTTGCAGTCTGTTATGGTAAGTATGATCTTTTTTCACCCGCTCATGCCCAGCTATGCGGATGGTTCCCCTCTCATCATTATGGGTTAAATAATAATTTATTTTCTCGTTAAGCTCTTCAAAATCCCCATAGTCGTAATATACTATTTCCTTGTCTTCGACTAGCATGTCTTCTATACCTTTAATCCTAGGGTATATCGTGAATGCGCCACGCCCAACGCTCTCGAATAGTCTGTCACTGGTATAATTTTCATGGTTAAACCCTATGTTTAATGAGTCACCCACTGCTATTTTTACTGACGCATACAAATCATTCAACTCCTGGTTCCTTATGGTTGGCTCAGGATAACCATACTTTGTATACCTACTTCCGTATGTACCTGACAAATAATTGAGCAGTTGCATACGATACGGCCAGTCGAGAGGGTGGTACAAAGAGCCACCACCTATAAAAATAATATCTTGTTTAAATCTATCTTGTGGGGTGCCAAGCACACACTCTGGCTTATATACTCCAGGTGGAAGATAGTGGTGGTTAATGCCTTTTCGTCTAAACACCTCTTCAGTATGTGGGTCACCGTCTGCTGAAAACACATGATCCGTCCTCCAGAACATATCACTATCTAGGCCCGATTCACGTTGCAACCCAACATAGAGGTCTAAATGTAGTGACACTGTAGGTATTTTAAGAGACTTTAGTTGGTCAAGATCACTCTTTGAAACAAAACCCTGCCATGTGCGTACCCACAACATCATATCGTGCTGATCTACTCTAGCTGCTAAAGTACCTGGTTGTAATGTATTCTCTTGTATCCGTGTTACTGAACAACCTAATTCTTCTAGGGTAGCTGCCCAATGTACTTCCGAACAATGCGGCTGGGTGAAGTTCCCCACCATGGCTATCCGCATGTAACCTCTAAAACAAAAACCCCACCAGATAGTCTACGCATAGGCATAGAATATGTCGCCCTCTAATTGGCAAGACTTGGTCTGCGGCTGCATAACTACTTCAATAACACCGTTATATAGTGTGTACTGGCAAGTTCGAGCTGGGGTTGGGTTTCTTGGGGTCGGGGTAGCGTCTGTTATTGATACTGACATAATAGTTAGGGGATCAGTAACGGCTTCTGGCGCACTTTGCACTACGGGAGCTGTTGGGTCGTAACCTCTACCTAAAGTACGTGGTGGTTGTGGGACAGGCGTAGCTGGCTCTTCAGTTTCTGGCAGGGGGGACTCGGGATCATCGGGTTGGGTTGATTCACTGGGAGTATCTTCTGGGGTAGGCTCACTCTGTTCCTTAGGTGTTACTTCGTGAGTCTCACTCACAGGTGCTATAGCCTCTGGCTGTGTCGCATACACTATCCCGGCGGTCAAGATCGTAATTGCTAGTATTGATAAAATTATTGACTTTTTCATGATTCCTCCAATCCACAAAACCCACTATCCGCTGCACGGCGAGATAGTGGGTTTAATATTTTCGAGGTCCGTGCAGCTCTCATGCTAATGATTATACACTACTTCTTTCTCATTTTCAAGTGGATAATTAACCCTAGTGCTTACCCAGTCAACGCCTGGACGTGTCCACTCTGCCAATTCATTCAAGGTTCTTATCTCGTTAAGTTCGATCATCATCGCTATAAGTGCTACTCTTTTTTTCCAATAATGTTGTCGTGGCTCTAAAAAGAACGTCTGTGGTAGCGACGTTCTTACTGTGATTCTTTGGGGGCTTACTATAAAGGTTAAGTTTTTTTGCCGGTATATTTTTGTTTCGCCCATAATCGC